CTTGTTGCAACGGCATCGCTGGCGGTCGCAAATCAAGAACATTCATCGAAAATTCATGCCCTAAATGCGCCATTATCATTGCACCCTTCAGTAACGTCATTGCTGATGTTAAAGATATCAAAGCCAACACACATCAGGTCTTCGTCAAAGCGTTACTCAGCGGTAGATCGTTCGACTATATCATATTGGACGAGATATTTGCTATACAACCCATATATCTCAGCATTATATCCAAATTGGCCATTGAAAATAATAAAAACACTAAAATATTCGGTCTAGGCGATAGTGAGCAAATCACTGATAGAGACTATCAAGCCCATGGATCCCTTTTTTCAGTTAAATACAAAAGCAATATGTCATACGAGACCGTCACACACAGATCACCTATATGTGTCGCCGAACTCTTGCATAATTACATACCCGGATGTACCACAACATCAACAGAAAAAGGCTCAATAACATTTGACACTGTAGAAAATATTAAGAAGATAACCCAAGAGAAAAGTTCCATTCTATTATGCGCCACACAGAAAATGAAGCAATATCTACAAATTTCACACAAATGTAATGTTCAGACCATAAATGCCATACAGGGCAGCACCAGGCACACTGTCCATATTTATACACCAGATATAAATAGTATAAGCCAAGATCAAATTAAATATGTCTACACCGCAATGACCCGTGCCACTCATCGCATAATTTTACATGGACCCGAATCCGACAACAAAAAATTTTTGACCATATTATCCAGCCCTATGGATCGAGCTTTACTCAAATTCGGTGTTCACGTACATTCTACTTCATATGTCGAGAAGAAGGTAGATAAACAACCAATACATCAAACATTGGTCACACACAAATGCACCATCGTACAGCAAAGCGACGTCGAAGCCATTTTCGACCGAACCATGTTACCCACCAACGACAACTCTACAAACATCATTGCATATAAGACCGATGTCATACCCCAAATTATTAGCAAAGAGAAATTCAAGTGTTCACCAGGTATGGTCACCGGCAATGACATCAACATCAAAGGTCGAAAATTCGCCACTAAAAATTACCTTTTACATTATCACCCTAAAGATCATACTAGATTAGTTTCCACCGTAGTTGGCAGATACGCAGACGAGAAAAGACACGTCGACAGTGAAATGTTAGATCTTTACACAAAAGGTCTCGACAAATTTATGCGCAAAGATTGGAAAAAATTCATCAGACATAAACAAAATGGTGAATCAGAAATGCATCATTTGTCTTTATACTTAACTCAACTTCAAACTAAATACCCTAAAGATGCCGATTACGCACTGCTTAATTCAATAATTCAAGAAGAAGAAGTAATACAAACAAAATCACAATTCACATCACCATTAATCAGTATATCCACTAACAATAAACATAAGAAACTTAAAACATCAATTCAATACATATTTTCTGCAATGTTAGACGGCAAACCAAATAAGATCGATGATCTAGAAAAAGAATGGTACGAATCATATCACGACCTCGTCCAATTCCACCTTAAGAGACAACCTAAATTCGTTTTAGAACACGGTTACGACACACTTTATAAAGATGGCCAAGGTATATCAGCTTGGTCAAAATTGATGAATTGTATATTCGCTTCAACCACCAGACATTTTTCACAATGGTTTAGAGCTTTAGCCTTACCTAACGTACAAATAAGTTATGGTCAATCTGATGCAGAACTAGCCTTATTCTACTCCAAATTCGCCAACCAACTCAACGACAAAAATTTTGTCAAATTTATGCTTGATTTCAAACAATTTGACCGTAGCCAAGAAGAACAAGGCATCATTGCATCCGGTATCATGCTCCATGCATGTGGTTACCGCAAAGAGACTGTAGACTACTACATGAGCAGAAGATCGTCTTGGACATTAGCATCCAGATCCATGGGCGACGGAAACGAAGCATTATCACTTATGCTCCGCGGCACCTGGCAACAACATTCAGGTCAACCATTCACGTTAGATGGCAACACCATTTATAATATGGCAGCAGTTGGTATGTGTTACAAAATTAAAGGAATGGTTTGCGGTGCATTCAAAGGCGACGATTCTTTTATACTATGTGAAAGCATAACAGAGAAACTTAAAGGAACGATAACACATGCCCAACTTTGTGGTTTCCAACTTAAACCGCACATAGTTAACATAGCTGAGTACATAGCAAACATCATAACACCACAAGGAGCTTTCTTTCCAGATGTCCTTAGAAGAACTAGCAGAGTACTCAGTAAGGTTTACACTTGTGAATCTGACTGGAATGAACAAAGAACATCCATCATCGATTGTTTAGACGTCATATATGATGACCAAGCATTATACCACGGTTGTCAAATCGCATCGCAATTCTACGCTCAATTCTCCATTTACATAACACCACAGGAAGTACTCACAATGGTGAACTTTCTTTATCAAATATCCGAATGCCTAACAATAGATGATATTCCAATTAAAACATGGACCATCAAATCATTAAATTTTTAACTTATTATTTCAATACGTCATGCAGAATTTATGTTTGACATTTACTAGTTTAGGAACTTTATCACAAATAATTTTAATGTCATTAAAGCACCAGATTGGTGTGTAAGCTCTGACATGGTTTCGGCGCCCATTCGTCACTTTTCGAATGATCCAACAGCTATTGTTATACCACTCTTGTTAATGACCTCTTATATTATCCAAAGCCATTACGAACCCTTTAATTTTCTAAATAATTAAAGAAATAAATACTATAATACTTTCAATATATTAAATTTATTTATAAATGAGTACTCAACAATCATACTTCGAAGAATCCGCCCTCAAGGCCAACACCGAAAATGGAAAAGATTGGCTCCGCAAAGCCTTACATCCACCCGGCGTTAAAGGAACATCTTACAATGGATACCCCGACAAGTCTGTCATTCCAGCTATCCATCAAGAATACCGCTTAGATTGGGAGAAATTTCTACCAACTAAAGACAACCCTGCAACAATGTTACTTCTTCATTGTCCTAGCTTCATTAATCCGCTTTTCTATGCAGAGTATTCTCAAGCTAGAGCCGCCGATCCCAACGGCTCTGATAATTCTTGGTTGCTGGGTCAATCCAATGACCAGATCTCCAATGCTTCCATCACTGGAGAAATGGGTAAGGTACAAACTGCGTACCTCTCCGAAACATTGCAATATGATGCCACCGGTTTTAACAACTCCGGTATGCTCTACAGTGCACAATTTTCACCATCCACCTACACTCTAGCTCTCTCTACACTCCTTCTCAAATTTCACAAGCAAGGTCATCTTGACAAACATATGCCTGAGTTGGAAAGAATATATGGCCCAGACATCCGATCCGCCTACAAAACAATTACGCAAAAGACTAAATCCAACTCAAACAACGATTTTGAATTGATCAGCAACGACGATTTCTGGAATGTTGGTATCCCAGCAAATATCACTACCCAATTGGTCCAAGTCGTGCAACTCGGTCTTCCAATCACCCAACCAACCGACATTTCTATGCTTTCACCTAAGAAATATACATCCAGATCAACTGAAGGTGCTTTCATCGTGCATCAGTCCAATGAAGATTACAATAAGTGGTGTGCTGTTCGTTGCGGTTCGTTCGCTAAAGGCGTATCACCTGCAGACAGACCACTCATGTTATGTCTCTACGAAACCACCAATGCAGCTGGAATATCCACCATCACTCCATTCAACGTCAACAAAGCATATGTGACCGATATTGAATGGCCAAATTGGACTTGGGCATACACAATGTTCACCGGCATGCAAGCTGGCTCTGCAGGTGGAACTGCACCCATGGTCAACATCAAAACTATTCGCGGTATCGCTATCGCCCCAACACCTCGCAGCATCCTCAATCCTTCGTGTGTCGCACCCGCTTTGTATGACCCTCAAGCCTTACAAACTTATTCCGTCATAACGCAGTCCAGACAAGACGCCATGCCCGCATC